AGCAAGGCAGTCCGGTTGACACTGGACGATTTAGGGGAAGTTGGATTACTTCAGAAAATCAAGAGGTTGATTTTGACGCAGGTGAAGCACAGCCTGCAACTGGTCAATATCGAGGACAGACCAACCCTCCCAAAGAACCTGCTTTGGAGCGCCGTAAATCAGTTGGCTATCAAGCGGGACAAGAAAAAACTGGAAATGTTTATCACATTACTAATAGCCTGCCATATGCAGAACGACTAGCTAATGGGCATAGCACGCAAGCCCCTGCAGGATGGGTTGACATTATTGCAGCTGAAATGATTGCCTATGGACGGCAACAGGCTGATGCTATTGGGAGGAAGGACTGATGGCGGCAGTCAACTTGAATACAGTGCGCTCAACCATTGAAGGCAGACTTGCTACAGAATTAGCATTGTCGCCTGTTGTACCCATTGCATTTCACAATCAACCTTTTACGCCTACGCCCAATAGTTCATGGGTCCAATGCTTGGTTAGTTTTGGGGGCAACAACTTTTTAACTATGGGCGGCACTAGTGGTAGCAGTAACAGCGTCATCGGTGTCATCGTCATGAATGTCTTTACGCCAAAAGGTGTCGGTCCTGGCGCAAATTTGACGATTGGGAAACGGATTCGAGACCTTTACAATAGGCAAGTAGTCAGTGGCGTTCATTTTGATCCGCCTACTGGACCCGAGGTGGTGGCATCGCCAGCTCCAGAGGGTTACTTCCAAACACAGGTCAAATTGACCTTTGAAACCTTCGAGGATCTCTAACCATGGCATTTTTTCGGGGACAGCAAGGCAGCGTCAAATTCGACGATGGCGGCGCGACCACAGTAGTTATCGCCAGCACTCGCTCATGGTCTTTGACCGTTGAGAAGGAGTCGCTTGATACCACTGCTTTGGGCGCTACTTATCGCGCTAATGTCGGCGGCTTGATTAGTGGTTCTGGAACATGTGAAGTGCTTTACACAGCCACAAGTTCCGATGAAACTAACGTTTTTATTGAGCGCGTTAACGCCGCAACCGATCAAGGCGGTGCTTTGTTTGAATTGTTCTTGGACACGACCGGCGCTAAGAAGATTAGCTTTACAGGGGTCGTAACCTCCTCTGAGTATTCGGCTACTGTTGGGGAGCTTGAGGTGATTACGGTCAACTTTGTCACTAACGGCACCATCACTCTGGACATCTGATCATGGCTTTTTTTCGTGGACAACAGGGCACTGTGTTTTTTGACAAAGCCGGTAGTGGCGGTCTGTCAGAAATTGCAGCAGTTCGCTCATGGTCTATGACCATTGAAAAAGAATCACTGGATGTCACCGATCATGGCGACACCTATCGCGCCAACGTAGGCGGCCTGATCAGTGGTTCAGGCACCATTGAGCTGATGTACGACGCGCCGAGTGCTGGCGACAAACTTGACCTAATCAAGGATGTCAATCAAGCCACCGACGAGGCTGATGCAGCTTTTGAGCTGTACTTGGACGAAACTGGCGGCAAGAAGATTACAGGTACCTTGGTAGTGACAGGCTCTGAATACAGTGCTACGGTTGGCGAGCTAGAGATTGTGACGGTCAATTTCGTCACCTCTGGCTCTCTTGATCTAGCCATCTAATGCCTGCAGCTGCACCTCGCGCCGTAGATCTGCTCACTGGCGCTTTTGACCTCAATCAGCGCCGCAAGTTCAGTGTCACCAATGATGCTGGCGAAGCGGTGCTGGTTTTGTATTTTAAGCCCATCACCCGCGCCGACCGAAAACGTGCCAGCAGCCTTGCTGGCTCTGAGGAGGCTTTGGACATTAGCACCCAGATGCTATGTCAAATGGCGGAGCTTGAGGATGGCACCAAAGCATTTGCGTCAGCTGATGCGGTAAAGCTCCAGCGAGAACTACCTGAGCGCGTGCTTAACGATCTTGAACTGTTCCTGTTTGGGCTAGGCGGCAACGCCAGTCTGGATGAAGCAAAAAACGACTAGAGGAAGACTCGTGGTTATTTTTTGAGTTCTTCCTGGCAACAGAACTTGGCATGACCGTAAGCCGATTACGGGCTGAATTGACTGAAGCTGAGTTCGTTTACTTTGCCGCTTACTACGAGGTCAAGAGTAAGCGTGAAAAAGCCGAGATGGATAAGGCTCGTTCGCGACGGTAGACTGACCCTGTAAGCGTGTTACGCCGTGAGTTCTGTACGCATTGGTGTTGTTTTTGATGCCTCTCGGGCATTTAATCCAATGCGTCAGCTACAGAAGGCTGGCGAGCAGCTACAGCAAAATTTTCAAGCTATCCAGAAATCAGCAACCAATGCTGGCACCGGCGTAGCAAAATTTGGTCGTGATCTTGAGCAAAATACAAGGCGCCTAAGAGATCAAGCTACCACTGTTCAGGGGCTAATTGGTGCGTATGCAGGATTTAGAACACTGAGAGGTGCCATTACGGCGGGTGTTGAACTTGAATCAGCTGAAAAAAGAGCGCAACTTTTAACACAACGATTCAGTCAGTTAGCGGGCATCCAACAAGTTGCAGCTCAATCAGCGGACAAATTCCGCTTGGCACAAACTGATACCCTAAGCTCATTAATTGATCTTGGCAATCGTCTTGGACCCCAAGGAGCTACCATCAATGAAATTAGAGATGTCTACGAGGGGTTTAACACTGTTCTGGCTATCAACAAGGTTTCAACGACAGAAGCGACTGCAGCACAACTGCAATTAAACCAAGCACTAGGTGCCGGCAGATTGCAGGGCGATGAATTTCGATCCGTTAATGAGGCAACGCCCCAAGTTATTGATGAGATTGCAAAGGTATTAAAAATAGCCCGTGGTGAAGTCAAAGAGTTTGCAGCTGAAGGCAAGGTAACAGCCCCTGTTTTAGTGCAGGCATTGCGAAACATCAAAGAACAAGGTGCTGATGTTTTAGAGCAATCATTTGATACGGCGGGCGGAAGATTGCGTGCATTTCAGAAAGCACAAACGGAACTTGCTCAGGCAATCGGAACGGATCTATTGCCTGCCTTTACACCCCTACTAGAAGATGTAACAAATCTAATACAAGGTTTTTCTGAACTTCCAAAACCAATAAGACAATTTACTGCTGGAATTGCTGCTTTAACAGCAACATTGGTAATTTTAACGCCTGCCTTAACAGGTGCCATTGGACTCATAAAGGCTATTGGGTTGGCAACAATAGTGGCGGCAGGTCCATGGGTTGCATTAGCTGCGGGTATTACAGCTGCGACCTTTGCACTTGCTAATTATCAAACGCAATCACAGAGAACAACGACTGCAGTTGCGACTAAGGCTGCAACTGGTGATGCAGGAGCAATCGTTGATGCACGAAAGAGGCTCGATAACGTCTTGCAAGAAATAAGTCTACGGACGCTTGCAGGAACAGGACGCAGAGGCGCAGCACCAGGGTCTTCAGCACTTAATACCTTAAAAAAAGAAGCACTTGAACTTAAGGCGGCGATTACCCAAGGTGAAACGTTAGGCGTCGCGGGTGCCATGCCTGATGGCTTGACAGCGAAACCAAGCAAAGAGGATGGAAAAGACAAAAAGAAAAAGACACGCAAAAGCGAACTTGCTGATATTGAAGCAGCCAACGGTTTATTTAGGGCGCAATCAGCTATTCAGGAAAGAATTTTTACTGCTACACAAAAACAAAATACGGCGGAAACTCTACGACTTGAGCATATTGATCGCTCCGTGCAACTCCTGTTTGAATATGATAAGATACTTCGTGACAGCACGATACCCGCAGATGAAAAATTAGCGGCAACTCGCGGCATACAAGATAAGCTAGCACAAAGCAATGTTCAATATGCACAAGATCTTATTAAAGCTGCAAACGAGCAGATCGCACCACTTGATGAAATCGTAAAAGCTACAAAACAAAACTCAGAAGACAATAGAGAAATTCTTCGCTTGCAAGCTGAAGGTATTAGTCCTGAACTTGCAAAGCAATATATCTCCATTGAAAGGGCAGCTAAATTAGAACAAGAACGTCTACCAGTTTTAATTGCTGCGGCAGAAGCAGCACTAGAAAAAGCTAAAGCCGATGGCAAAGATGTAACGAAACTAGAAGAAGGATTGCAAGCACTTAGAGAGCGTCTTGGTCTATTACCGCAAATAGTATCTGGCGCAAAACAAGTCGCGGCTGCCACTGAAGCAGATGCTAAGGCGCAAGCTGCTGCTGCCGCCGCCGCTGCTCAGCTTAAGCAAGTATATGCTGATATCGGCATGTCAATTAAAGACGGTGTTGTTGGCGCTATACAAGGTGCGATCGACGGCACCAAAACCCTTCAGGATGTTGCCTCTAACCTGCTCCAAAACATATCAAATAAATTACTTGATATTGCTGTCAATATGGCTTTGTTTGGCACTTTGTCAGGCACCGGCACAGGTGGTGGGTTGTTGGGTGCATTGTTCAAACCGTCGCCGCAGGCCAAAGGAGGTGCTTTTGGTTCAAATGGCATAATACCATTCGCCAAAGGCGGTGTAGTCTCTGCGCCTACGCTTTTCCCATTTGCTAATGGCATTGGCTTGATGGGCGAAGCAGGTCCAGAAGCGATCATGCCCCTTAAGCGCGGCTCTAATGGAAAACTTGGAGTAGAAGCAAGCGGCAGCGGTGCTACGAATATAGTGATCAACGTGGATGCAACTGGCAGTAGTGTGCAAGGCAATCAAGCCGAAGGCAAAGCTCTAGCCGCTGCTATCGGTGCTGCGGTACAATCAGAACTAATCAAACAGAAAAAACCCGGAGGTTTGTTGTACTAACCATGGCTACCTTCCCTGCAATCGCTCCTAGTTACGGCGCCAGCAAGGCTAGTCAGCCTATTGTCAACTCTGTTCAATTCGGCTCAGGTTATGAGCAGCGTGTGGTATTTGGCATTAACCAAAATCCAAAAGTTTGGGACTTGACATGGAACAATATTACGGAAGCTAACTCCGACACCATTGAGGATTTTCTTGATGACCATGCTGGTCAACAATCATTTGATTGGACACCACCAGACGAAGCGAATTCATACAAGTGGGTATGCCCGCAGTGGAATAAGCAAATCAATTACACCGGGCGTGCAACCATCACTGCAACATTCCGCCAGGTATTTGAAGCATGACGACGCCAACTAAAATCCAAGAGCAGATTCAATCGCTGGAGCCTTCAGCGATCATTGAGCTGTTCCAGCTTCAACTAACGCTGGCGATTAATGGCATTGATCAAACGTATTTTTATCACGCTGGTACCAATAGCATCTATGGAGACATTAAATTTGACAACATCACTTACACTGCAATACCGATTGAAGTTGAAGGGTTTGAGATGTCAGCGCGTGGCACGTTGCCGCGCCCAACAATGCGAGTTGCAAACGTCTTCGGAACAATTTCAGCATTGCTAATCACGCCAAATATTAACCCACTCCAGGCAAAGGTAACTCGGATCAGGACATGCAAAAAGTTTCTAGATGGTGAACCTGGAGCTGATGCAACTGCCAAGTTTCGAGATGAAATTTACTACATTGATCGCGTGAGTAAAGAAGACATCCAAATGGTGGAGTTTGAATTAGCAAGCAAGCTGGACCTCACAAATCTGCAGCTACCTGGCAGGCAGGTCACAGAATATTGCCCGTGGAGATACAGGGGTGCAGAGTGCGGTTATGTAGGCGCTGAGTGCTTTGACATCAACGATAACAAGACGGAAGCTGCGAATGATGTATGTGCAAAGCGATTTGTTAGTTGTCAAAAAAGATTTGACAGCCAGGGTATCAAAGATTATCCGCATGGTGGATTCCCCGGTGCAAGGATTCAGACCTGAGGCAGAGGCACATGCTTTAGCAGAGGCGCCCCGCGAAGCCTGCGGTTTAGTAGTGCAGATCAATGATGAAGCTCATTACATCCGCTGTCGCAACATCTGCGAAGATCCTGAGCAGCACTTTGTACTGGAGCCACGGGACTATTTGCGGGCGAGCATGGCTGGCACCATCATTGCGGTGATTCACAGCCACCCTGATGGGCAACCACCAAGTGAGCAAGATCACAAAGCCTGCCAGCAAAGCAACTTGCCCTGGCACATCTACCAACTACCGCAGAATCAGTGGGTAACTATCAAGCCTTAGTCGGTCTGCCGTGGATCTATGGGCAGCAGGATTGCTACACGTTGCTGCGTGGGTATTTCAAACTGCAGGGCATTGAGCTGCCTGACTTTGAGCGCCCGGCGGATCTGGAGAACAGCAGCAGTATTTACCTGCGGGAGGCACTGCGGCTTGGATTTGAGCGGGTCAAATTTGAGGACCGTCAGCCTGGTGATGTAGCGATCATGCGGTTGGGCACCAGTGAGCCGATGCACGCTGCCGTCTTTGTGGAGCCATGGCGCATTTTGCACCATTGTGAAGACCGTCCTAGTGGTGTCGACTGGCTCCACAGCTATTATGTCAGCAATATCGCGGCAGTGTTTCGATATGCAGCGGGTCCATCTGCTAGGTGAGCTAGGCGAACGGTTTGGTGCAGAGCGTACCTACTACAACCTGCGTCATCCGGCTGATGCGATCAAGTTATTGTGCATCAACAGACCAGATTTCAAAGATTACCTGTTGGAGTCTGAGAAGAACGGCATTGGCTTTCGTGTAATCCAGTCTGCTGTAGACATGGATTATGCAGATCTGCTGCTACCACTTGGACAGCATGACCTGACGATTGTTCCGGTGCTGACAGGTAGCGGCGGTGGAACAGGCAAGATCTTGGCGGGTATTGGTTTGGTGGCACTATCTTTCGTGAGCTTTGGCGCCGGTGCATTAGCTGGTGTTGGTGCTGCAGGTGGCATCTTTGGCGCAGCGGCTGCGGCTGGTGCAGCACTTCCAATCGTTAGTAATGCGTTGTTTGCCATCGGGGCATCGTTGACGCTTGGTGGCGTCGCGCAGATGATCTCACCCCAACCGCAGTTGCCTAGCTTTGGCGGCTTTCAGGGAGGCAATCGATTCGGCACCCGTAACCGTACTGGCGGACCTGTTGCTGTTACCCGTGGTTTAGATGGGCAGCAGTCCTATGCCTACACCGGTGCTGCTAATACAGTTGGCATTGGAGCTACGGTGCCGCTTGCATATGGCGAAGTACTCATCGGCAGTCACCTGCTGCGGTCCAAGATTGAGGTCACGGATGAGTCTGACCCAACAATGACAAATATCAAACAACCTGGACCTGATACGATTTTGATCGGTGGCGAAAAGATAACAACTACTTACAGCAAGGTAAGCGGTGCTTTTGTGCGTAGGATTAGCCCAGACAAGACTGGATTCAAAAGCAAAAAACCTGCACCAGTAACGAATACAAACCAAAGCATTGAATTAAAAAAAGACAAGTTTGCAACAGCAACGATTAATTCAAATAATGCTAATCGAACGCTTTTTTCTGTCGCGCTTAGCCTTCCCAATAATCTCTATAATTATGCGGGTGGTCTTGGAACAACTAAAGTAGATGCTTTCATAACTTATGAAATTAGTGTCTATAAAAAGCCTCAGACAACAGAATCCAATCTGATCGCACAGGATGTTGCAACAATTCAAGGTCTATTAATCATGCCACAGAATTTTACATGGATGCATGAGATGGAACTGCCACAACAGGGTTCGGTGATTGCCCAGACCGTGCAGGTAAAGATTCTTGATACAGATGCATTTCAAGCCGTACCAAGTGGCGAGACAGCCCCAACCTTAAATTTCCTAGCCTTAGGCTATCAAATGTTCTAAAATGGCACTTAACTCTGTATCCACAATCAAACTTCTTGACCTTCTTTGCGAAGGTCCAATTTATGGCGTCAAGGGTGGATTAAAAGGAACATTCCTAAACGAGACTC